GTAAACCAAACTTCTTTAACAATTTTCCTACATCTACACCAAGTCGTGCAAGAACCATGTGGATTGATGGTAAAAGAATTAAGTTAGACCCACAAGATAAAGGTGGGGAACACGAATGAAACAAATAAATTTTAAACCTATTTTTCCTAGTCCTTTAGGATATGTTAACTTTGGTAATGCAAATAAAGAATTGAATAAACAACTTATAAAAGATATAGAAACAGAACGAAAAGAACACTCTGACGGTAAAAGTGCAACATTTAAAAAGAATAATGCATCTTGGCAATCTTTATCACAAATGGAAGATAGGTGGGATAGTTTTGTAACACTAAAAGAACAAATTTTAAAGGCTTCTATACCAGTTTTAAGACATAGTGGAATATCAGATATAAGTGCTCCATTTGTTACTGTATCAAATCTTTGGGGTAATATTATTGATAATGCTGGTGGATATAGTAAACCACATATGCATGGAAGTGGTAAAACATTATGGAGTGGAGTTTACTATCCAAAAGGTTTAGAAAAAATTGATAACCTAGACGATTTTGATGAGCAAAAAACTATTATCAACGGTTGGGCTAAAGGTGATGGTGTACTAATACTGTTTGACCCAGCATATACTATCAAATCATTAGTTAAAACTAATTATAATAGTAGAGAATTTTATGGAGATGACGTATCTGTTATTCCTAGAGAATCATTACTTATACTTTTTCCAGTATGGATGATGCATATGGTAACACCCTTGACAAAGAAAGAAAAAAGGTATAGTATATCTTTTGCAATTAATAAACCACAGTGAGGAAATAATGGAAGAAGTAGAAGAAAAATTAATGACACCTAAAAAGTTCTCTATTGCAATAGAAAGAGCTGTTAGTGAAGGTGGTGGAACTTATATGGACGCATTATTAGATTATTGCGAAAAGTATCAGTTAGAACCAGAAATGATTAAACCCTTGATAACTAAATCTTTGAAAGAAAAAGTTGAGGTGGATGCAAGAAACCTAAACTATCTTCCAAAGGTTGCAACATTACCGATATAATGGAAGCATACGAAGCATATAAAATATATCATGCACTAAAGTTACACTTCAATAGTGACTATGATTACACAAAATATAATGGTAAAGCGAAAGTAACCGTAGATTCTTATCTCAAGAGAAAAGATAGGCCTTTCTTTGCAAAAGTAGCAAGAAAGTATCTTACTCCAGAAAATACTAAAAACTTTTTCATATCTAATTTTATTATGAACCCTAAAGGTTGGGTTGGTAATTTTAATGAACAAAACTATGCAGATTATCGTAAAAGAAATCAGAGTTTAAAGTATAATTATGTGAATGAACTAAATGAATTATTTCAAAAGATTTCAGTATTTGATGAATTATTTCATGTTAAGGAAGGTCAACATCCTTTGTTATTAAAACAATTCCTTGCAAAGAAAGTTAGTCTTGAAACCATGTGTATCATGGAAGCTTTACTACAATATTGTAAGTATTGGAATGAGGATATTGAGGAGCAATATGTGTGGAAAGAACAAGAAAAACTTATAAAAAATTACAGTTCTGTCTTGACTTTTGATGCAAAGTTGTATAAGATAATAACAATGTCAACCTTAAAGGAGTGTCTAAATGGATGACCAAAATTCCAAAGTCTTGGGTGTAATGAAAGAAAGAGATTTCTATCATGCCAAGGTAGAAGAACTCAAGAACCGAATTAAGGTTCTAGAGTATGATAATGCTGAACTCATAAAGAGAGATGTAGTATTATCTCAAAGATGCAAAGACCTTGCATCAAAAACACCTTTCAGAAAACCACCAAGGAGATACCGAAGTGGATAGGTCTTATAAGGTTTATCAGGCAAAATACCTTATTCCTAAATCGGATAAAGGGCCTGCTTTTACACTTCCTGCTGACCCAGTGAAGTTTCATACAGAACTTATTAGTAATGGTAAGTTGTGTGCGTTTACAACTAGAGCTACCTATGCAGAAGCAAAAGCAGAGGGTGAAAGTCATGTTAGGAGAGGAAATGCAAGTCAAACTAATTGATAAGATGGGTTCTGACCTAACAGTGGTAAACGCAGCTCGTGTCTCATTTGCAAAGGAATCTGAATGGGAAGCGATTCCAGAAGGTGGTCAAATAGAAGGACTACTTTCACTTGGAGATGAGAAACTAATCAAGTATCTTGCAAAACACAATCATTGGAGTCCATTTGGACACGCATCTATGCAGTTCCATATTAAGGCTCCAATCTTTGTTGCAAGACAACTTGTTAAACACCAAGTCGGTTTGGTGTGGAATGAAGTATCCAGAAGGTATGTAGATTATGACCCAGAGTTTTACACACCTAAAATATGGAGACTTAAAGCCGACAATAAGAAACAAGGTTCTAGTGATGAAACTATTGAATACAATATTGACGGTGCAATACAGTTTGTTACACAAACATATAAAAACTTGTTACGAGAACAAGTTGCACCAGAGATGGCAAGGATGGTTTTACCACAGAATTTATATACTGAATGGTATTGGTCTGGTACATTAATGGCTTTCGCAAGAGTATGTAATCTGCGTTGTGCAGAAGATACTCAATGGGAAACCAGACAAATTGCAGACCAGATTGATAAATTTGGAGAAAATCTTTTTGAATATTCTTGGAAAGAATTACGAAAAAAGACTTGACTTTTGGTTTACTTTAGTGTATAAATAAGGTTATATTATGAATAAAGTGAAATTAACATACGATAGCATATAATTACATATATTAACATAAGGAGAATAATATGTCAGTTAGTACTCTACGCAAGTCCAATACTTTGGACAAACTTCTAGCACAAGTTCAAACAGAAAGTGCCCCTCAAGAAAAGAAATCCTATGTGGATGAAAGGTTGTGGAAACCAGAACTAGATAAATCTGGAACTGGACAAGCAGTCATTCGTTTTCTGCCTGCACCAGACGGTGAGGAATTACCTTGGGTAAAAGTGTTTAAACACGCTTTCCAAGGCCCTACTGGTAAATGGTATATTGAGAACTCTCTTACCACCCTTGGTAAACAAGACCCTATGAGTGAACACAACTCTGCGTTGTGGAATACTGGTCTTGAGTCTGATAAAGAACTTGCTAGAAAGCAAAAGAGAAAGTTGGAATACTACTCAAATATCTATGTGGTATCCGACTCAAAACACCCAGAAAACAACGGTAAAGTGTTTCTATTTCGTTATGGTAAAAAAATCTTTGATAAGATTATGGCAGCGATGCAACCAGAGTTTGAAGACGAAACACCAATCAATCCATTTGATTTCTGGGAAGGTGCGAACTTCAAATTGAAGATTCGCAAGGTTGATGGTTTCTGGAACTATGATAAATCAGAGTTCGATAGTGTGACTACTCTTGCAGACAGTGACGAGAAACTTGATGGTATTTGGAAAACTCAGTATTCATTACAAGAGTTCCTTGCACCAACCAACTTCAAATCATATGATGAATTGAAGAAAAGGTTAGATGATGTTCTTTCTGGAACTGTTACTGCATCTGCGGCCTCTATGGTGGATGAAGATGTTGTGGAAACACCACAGTTCAAATCAGAACCACAACCAAACATTCCAAGTGTTGAGGAAGATGATGAAGACACTATGTCTTACTTCCAAAAACTTGCGAATGAATAGGGTGACTACTTAATAAGTCCGTCCATACCCACGGTAAGGTAAGGGGGAAAGGGAGAGTAGAAATGCTCTCCCTTTTTTTTGTACCTAAGACTCATTCTTAATTCTAGTTCTTATAAATAGTTGGTGAGAGAGAGTGAGGGTTACAAACATGATAGAAGTAGTAGCAGCTGTTTCAGCAGCAAGTTCAGCATTCAATGCTATCAAAGCAGGATTTAGCGCAGGCCGTGATATTGAAGGTATGGCAAGTGACTTGTCAAGATGGATGGGTGCTGTATCTGATATTAAAAAAGCAGATGAGTACAATAAGAAACCGCCCCTATTTAAAAAGATTTTTAACGCTGGTTCTGTAGAAGAAGAAGCTATGCAAATCTTCATGGCTAAGAAAAAAGCAGAAGATATGAGAGCAGAGTTAAAAAACATAATATCTTTTACCAGAGGGCCTTCTGCTTGGGAAGAGCTTATTAGGACAGAGGGTGAAATCAGAAAGAAACGGCAGAAAGCAATTTACGACCAACAAGAACGTAGACGTAAGGTATTAGAGTGGATTGCAATCATACTTCTTGTTTTAGTAGTAGGTGGATTTACAGTTGGTTTAATCTGGTTATGGTTAAATAGAGGGTATTAATTCATGACAAAATTAATTGTTGTTATAACAACAATACTTTTTACAACCCCAGTGTTTGCCGACATCTGGGGTTATTGTTTCACTTGTGAGCTACCCAAACCAAGTGAGAACTGGACACAAGACCAGAAGTATAGAAAAGGTTTAATTGACAGAAAAAAGTATACGACTTGTAGACTCAAGAAAAGAGTTAGGTCAAAGTATACTGGTAGACAGGCTTGTATATACCAAGGTGGTAATAAAACTTTTACACTAATGTATGAAGAAAATTGTCCTAAACAATATCAATGTGTTTACGACCCAGGCGGTATTGAGCCAAATATTGATGATATTATTGATAGTTTAAATAACGCAACTAAGTAAATTAACTCATTGTCATAGATGCACCAGACATAGACGCTGGGTCTGTTATATTTGTACTTGTGATTGTGCTAGATTGTGATGATGAACGATTGTCATTATTATTATTGTTTACAATGATAGTTTCTGCACCACCTTGTTTTCTCATTTCAGATTCACGGATTAATCTTTCCATTTCGTCTGCATTACCCTCTTTTTGTGCTTTCATATATGCACCAGCAAGACCAGCATCAGATATTGCCTGTAGACTTTCTTCAGATGCTTTGGGTAGTAGTCTTTCGCCTGTCTCTGGATTTAGACCAGCAAACTCATAAACTTTATCTGGAATAACTGATGATACTTGAGATTTAATCCAACCCATAACACCACCGTCTTCATTTTTAGGTGATGGAAGAATAGAACGTAGAATACCTTTCAACAATCCTTTAGCGGCTTCTGCAACATTTGCTACACCAGATATTAAATCTTCAACTACATTATTTTCACCAGTGAATACACCTACAATGTAATCAATCGCTTTCGATACTAAATTAAATGGTGCTTTTACGATATCCATAATAAGGTCTGTGAAACTAAAGTCATCAAGAGCTTTCTTTGCATCATCAAACCCTAAGAAACCTAAAATCATACCAACACCTTTTTTCAATAGGTCAAGAGGTATTCCAACTAGATTACCAATCATCTTAGATAGACCACCCCCTACACCATCAATAAATTTAGTTACAATACTATCACCCTCTGACTCTTTGAAACCGTCAATAAAACCAGTGATAAGGTCAAATGCAGACATTACAATAGTTACTGGTAAAAATAGTTTACCTAATACACTACCAAAACCTTTTGCAAATGACATGATTTTACCGATTGTACCACCACTACCAGCCATTGCAGCCATTGAGGTAGATGTGGATTTAATCATACCAAATAAATTTCTAAGTGGTGCAAATGCACTTTTTACCATTGCAATCAAGTCATCACCAAACTTTACAATTGTACTAAAAAACTTATTATTCATGAAGAAGGTTTTTATACCACTTATCATATTTTTAATTCTACCAAAGAAACCAGCAACTTGTTTACCATCAGTTGCAACTGATTCTACTACATCTGCACTTCTAAACAAACCAGTAAATGATGCTTTCATACCACTAAGAGTTGTTTTTATACTATTGAAAAAATTGAGAATAAAATTAGGTGTAATTGTTTTTACTAAATCTTTAATTGATTTTAGTAATGTACCAAATCCTTTTACCAAAGCTCCACTTTTACCAAATACTGCTTTTAGTAGATTAAACTGTTTTCGTACTTCATTTACAAATCCACCAACAAAGGATACAATAATACCTCCAATTAAACCAAGTGGTGCAAGTAATCCCATACCAACATCTTCTGCTTTGATATTTGCAATACC